GTGCAATATAATACATATAAATCTAAATCTTCATGTAAAAGTAAAACCATTTCAGCTAGAACATTATGGGCTAAAATAATGAAGATCCGTTCTGAAACTGGCAGCATATACTTATTTCACACTGAAAATGTCAATGAAAGTACATTATTAAATAGATACATTGGTTCTTCCAATTTATGTTTAGCTGGTGATACAGAAATCCAGACATCAGATGCTACTAAATTATTAAAAGACATTACCAGTAATGATTCTGTTTATTCTATGAATACTGAAACATATGAACTTGAATTGAAAAAAGTAACTAATTCTGGCATGACTAATCCGAATACTAAAGTTATGAAAATAACAGATACCAACGGGCAGTTCATTATATGTACACCAGAACATAAAATTTGGACAGAAAACAGAGGATATATTATGGCTAAAGACTTACTAGAAACGGATAAGCTTAATATTAAAAAGGATTACGTATGATTAAAATTGAATATTTAGATGAAGAAATTCCGGTTTATGATATAACAGTAGAAGATAATCATAATTTTTATGCTAATAATATTCTGGTACATAATTGTACGGAAATTGTATTACCCAGTAGACCAAGTGATCTAATTTCAGATGACCTTATTACATTAGAAAATAAAGAAAAACGAATTGTTAAGACAACTTCGGCTGGAGAGATTGCATTATGCAATCTCTCATCAATTAATCTTGAAAACTGGTTTTATAAAACAGATAATGAACGAATGGATTTAATTAGAACAACTGTTAGAGCATTAGATAATACTGTTGATATTGCTACTTATCCAGTTAAGGAAGGTAAACATTCAAATACTATGTACAGATATTTAGGTATTGGTGTTCTTAATTATGCTAATTATCTGGCATTAAAACATATTGTTATTGATACTCAAGAAGCGCATGAAGAAACTGATGCATTATTTGATGATTTATCTTTCAAGATTATTACTGCTAGTATGGAATTAGCTATTGAAAAGGGTAAATTCAAAAAATTCTATGAAACAGATTGGGCTAATGGTATATTACCTATCCATAAAGCTAATAAGAAAGCTATTGCATTAACTAAATATGAACCAGATATGGAAAAATGGAATAAATTAGCAGATCAAATTAAGTTATTTGGTATTAGAAATGCACAATTAATGGCTGTTGCACCAACTGCATGTCAAACAAAAGTTAGTGAAATTCAAACTAATACTGGCATCAAATCACTTGAAACTATTATGGATGAACAAGGAATTGATCATGTTGACATTGAATTAGAAGGTACTCAAAAATGGGTAGAATTTAAACACCCCATAACTATTCCTACTAGGGTTGGAGAAAAGGAAGTTTCTTATATTTGGTATAATGGTAAAGTACAAACTAGAACTATTACATTTGAAGATGGTAATGAGTATGAATTTTCATTAAATCATAAATTATTAGTTCTAATTGGAGAAACTGAAAAATGGATAGAAGTTAAAGACCTCACAGAAGAAATGGACATTGTGTGCTTGGATTAGATAAATTAGAATCAGAAGTTGCTAATCTTCACGCACATCTTTCGTTTCGCGAATATATTCTTAATGAAGCAAAACAAGTTGGAAATGTTTATCATTTTAGCACATTAACGAAAATTGAACAAATACTTACATCTGGTAAATTGAAGAAAAATAATGAAAAATACGTATCTTTAACTAGAGATTTCCAATTACCTATGGAACAAGGGTATTTCAATACTGGTGAATATATTGTTAGAATAACAATTGATGGTGACAAATTATCTGAAAATGTAAAAATTTATCCAGTAAGAGACGTACAATTTAATGATGAACGAGAAGAAGGTGTACTCAATGAAATCAGCATTAAGTACTTTAAACAAATAGATTTTTTAATAACAGATAATCGAGTATTTCCTAAAAAGTCAATAAATGTTATATATGAAGAATGTAAAAAACAATTTAATAATACCAATAAAATTAAAAAATTCCAAAGGCTTAGCAAATGAAAATAACTAAAATTACAGACAATACTAATCATCAACATACTTGGGATATTGAAGTTCCAGATGGACATGAGTATATTTTGAGTAATGGGTGCATTTCGCATAATACTTCAGGAAAAGCAATTAATGCTATTGAATCAATTGAGCCCGTTCCTAATTTCTTTTATAAAGAAGAAGGTACTATTACTGTACCTACTGTGGTTGCAAATTTCAAGAAAAATAATAAGTATTATAAATTAGCATTTGATTGTAATCAATATGCTTTAATTAGAAATGCTTGTATTAGACAAAAATGGTTAGACCAAGCACAATCTGTTAATACTTATATTGGAACACCTGATTCATTATTAGAAATGACTGAATTGTACTTATATGGATTTGAACATGGTATAAAAACCAATTATTATCAAAAATCACAAAAGCCAGGAGAAGATTCGCATGTTTGTGAATCTTGTTCTTAGGAGTACTTATGCTTACATCTATTAAAAAAATAGCAGAAGGTAGATATATGTTAAATGATTCTGTTATTATTTCAGAATTAGATTATGGTACTGATGGTGTATCTTATAAAATAGATTACGATGAACATCTTTTAACTGAATCTGAGGTAAATAAACTATGTGATTTATTTTTAGAACAGGTATTTGATACGATTAAATAAAAAGGTTGACAGAACAAGAACTTATGATATAATAACTTTATCTAAGGAGTTTATTATGTTTTTAACTAAAGATTATGTGTTGGCTAGTGAATTGGTTCATAAAATGGGGATTCACTTAGCCAACATTTCCATGTTGCGCAAAAAATATGAGCACAATGATGATTTGTACAGTATTCGACGAATGAATAGTCTATTATTTGTTAATAAGAAAGCACGGCAATTGCCAAATAATATCAGAAATGGACTTAATAGTTATAAGTTCACGGATTTAAGTACATTACTTCCGTACAATTACATTAACCGGGAATTTGCTGTATCGGAAAAAGAATGGGAACAATCTGGCATTATTATTGCTAAAACAGTTATTGCTAACAAGAAATTTTATGTTTTCAGTGAAGAATTTGCTAAAACCGTAAAACAATATGTACCTTATATTTTGAATAAAGAAGAAACTGAAGACTGTACTAAAAATAAAACCATTCGCGGATCTATTCAATTAAGTAAGAACAAATTTTTCACTTGGTACTAAGCATCTAATATGAAACTTATTTTAATTAATGGTAAAAAACGGTCAGGCAAAGATTATTTTGCTGGTGAACTTAAAAAGCAATTAGAATTACAAGATTATTCTGTTGAGATTATGTCTTTTGCTGAACCTATAAAATCTATTATAGCGATTACATTAGGTATTAGTACTGGAGAACTTGAATTATATAAAAACAATCCAGAACAATACGAAATTGATACGTTTGATAATGAGATTCTTATACATAAAACCAATTATCGAGAAGTACTTCAACAATTCAGTACTGAAGCAATGAAACCTTTTTTTGGTAAAGATGTGTGGGTTAAAATGTTATTAGCAAGAGCACAAGACAAGCAAGTTGATTATATTTTAGTGCCAGATTTCCGGTTTTTAGTTGAAAATATTGGTGATTGTACTGTTCGAGTTAATAATTTTGATCTTATCAGTACAGATTTACATGAATCAGAAATACAATTAGATAAGTTTAAATTTGATTATCAAATCAACAATACGGGTAAACCAAATCTCACATTAGATATTAATAACTTCATTAAGTACTTAGCTAAACTAAACTAAATAGCTTAGATAACCAATTCTTCTATGTACTAAAGTACTTTAGTACTAATGTAGCTTAATTATTTAACTTGTAAAGTTGGTGCTACATTGCTTTTAATAATATTAAAATAATCGAATTTTAATTCAACTGGCAATGTGAATTCAGTTTCATCTGAATTTGTTTCCAATTGAATATCTCCAATAGATTCAATTCTACAACTATTAAATTCCATTTTAAATAAATGATAACCTTTAGAATTATTAATATCTATCCAAAAATCAAATTCAATATTAGCAAATGAACCAGTAATAGGACTAATATTATTGAAGATTTTAGTACTAATCTCATGATATATATTAAAATCTTCATCTACTAAAATTTCTATAGATAAATTATTATATGTTAATGTATCACCAGTAAGATTTAATTTAGAACCAGCACGTGAACTCAATTCGGGATGAGAAAAATTAATTCCGGGAATATTTACAGAATTTAAATAGATTTGACTTAGTTGTAATTGATTCGAACCAGCATTAAAATTAGTCTTTTGAGCTAAATTGTTCGAATTCATATTATCACCTATTAATAGTTAGCATAGTTGTGCTAATTCTTTATCAATTCTTAATACACATTGATATAATATATATTTATATTATCTGATTGGTGCAGCAATGCATCTGTGAACTAAGGAATCTATGAAACCACAAAAACTGAAACACAATTACACAAGTGAATTAGAACTTAAATCACTATTAATAAGAATTAAGAATAAAAGATTGGGAATTGGAACACCAGAACTTAATACAAGAATTAACAAATATGTAATTTGGCATACACTTATTAATGCTAAAAAATATCAATATCCACAAAAACGAAATCTAATTAAAGCAAAAATTAAAGCAAAAATCATAGAACTGTCAGAACGTACTTGTTCAGATAATAAATCATATGAACGGTTCGGGGAAATAGTTCTTCTTATGATTAAAAAAATTCTTACTAAACCCAATTTTAGTGGATATAGTTATAAAGATGAATTTTATTCAGACGCAGTATATAAAATTCTTAAGTACTTAAACAATTTTAATCATTTAAAAATTTCAGAACGAAGTGGTACTTATGTTAATGCTTTTGCTTATATATCACAAATTATGTTTAATAGCATTATCTATATTATTAATACGAAAAATAAAGAAAAAGATAAACTTGATAATTATACAACCTCTCAACAATTAACCAATGCTTCTCCTACTACTAATTTTGGATGGAATAGAGCTGATTATAAAGCTAGACCAGCAAGTAAATGTTTAATTACTAGAATGTTTAATCTGAAAACAATTAAATCGTCGCTCATCGAAGATATTAATGATCTAGTTTTAGATAATCCCAATATTCATGGATTAGAAATAACTTATCCAGAAACGTACAAACCAACATTCGACGAATTTAATACAATTAAACTCATGAAGAAAGATAATATTATAGTAAAACGAGTTGATAATGCATGATTTTACCAATATAGAAAAAGATATTGATATTAAAAATCCGGAACAAATTTCAAAAGAAATTGCTATTGAAAATAGTAAATCTTATCCATTTATAGTTAATAATGTAATGAAATATATCATTATTAAAAAAGAAAGTTCACCTAATGCTTCACTAATTGAACTAATCAATGACTACTGTATAAAAAAACAAGTACCCGTTGAATTGGTAGGAGATGCTATTGCTAGTGATGTTTATTTTACATCATTTATCGAATCTGATTGCAAATTTAATAATATCATTGGATCAGAACATAAATCTTCAGATTTATGGTAATTTTAAAACAACTTAAACAAAAAGATATAATAGTACTTAAAAAACAATTATGGCTGAAAAATAATAAATGTTGTCCATTGCTTAATATTGAAGTTCCACTTGAAAACTGTGCATTGGATCATATACATAAATTAAATTCTGAATTACCAGCTGAACAAAAAGGTACTATATCCAGGTTATAATATATTTATATTCATTGATGAATTTATCCTTTCCTCTAGACACATAAACTAATCCATCAGATGATTGAAGCCCTCGCGAAAACGGAGCAATAGAATAATTAGGATGTTCATTCAAAAATTGTTTCAAATAACCTTTAAATATTATTTTTCTGCCTTGTTTTATTTTAACTTTTTTAGTGCGCATAGTAGTTAAGTTAGGGGAATTAGCATAAACCTCCGGTGTAACAATCACCTTTTCCCCAGTAATCATATCCTTTGCAATTACCTTATCTTTTGTTGTTAAGTTTTTTCTAAAGAATTGACCCTTTCTCCAAGATGGATTGTTTTTAAGAAAAGTGAGTTGTTCTTCTTCTGTTCTGAAATGTTTTTGCTTAATTTCATCAGTAACAAAAAAAACATTGAAATGCTCAATATCTCCTTTTTTTATCCAGCCTTTCTTTAATTGTGCTTCAACGTCATAATCATTTACCCACTTATATTGGTCATCTTTGAATAAAGATATTTTATTTTTATATTTCACCACAAACACTCTACCTATATCATATTTGTCTGCATCTTTCAGATTGACTTTAAATTCATTAACTCCGTCATTTACCCATGTTTGCAACCAGCCATATGTATGTTGTTGTGTTATTTGTGATTTAGGGATAAATAAATTAGTAACACCATCATTGACTTTATAATGTTTTTCGCACCAACCATAATTCCAATTGCTAGTATCTACTAGCAATTTTGCTTGTTTTGGCGTCATGAATCTGTTTTCCTCACCATTATTAATTCTTACCTTGTTTTTGTTCGGTGAATGTACACTATCTAAATTCATATAATCACTAATGGGCTGTTGTAATTTGTAAAATTCTGGATCTGTTCTATATCGACCCAGTATATTTTTGTTATAATATAATTTGTACCCGGATTCATCAATTCCCAAAACATTTCGCTGCATTTGTTCTAATGCTTCCAAATAACCAGCATCTCCTCTAGTTCTACAGATATGCAAAATTTTGCGCCGAAAACATTCTTTGCCGTATTTTTCGACATCAGCAGTTAGCCAATCGCTAGAACCATAATAAGTCCACCAATTGGATTCCTTTATATAATTTTTACATTTGTGTTTCCCTTTATTAAAAAAAACTTTTTTACCAATATAAAAAATTGGCGATTCTTTATCTTCTTCAACATTCAATCGTTCTATTAAATAAACAAAAGAATCCATGCCGTCTATAGGGGTATCAATAATTTCATCATTATATGTCCACATTTTCATTCACCTCTAATCTTATTTATAATTTTAACTTCAAGAATAAAATTGCATCGAAGGAAAGCTAACCAATGCATGGAAAAGATATTACGGTGCTGATGAATCAAAACATCCTATAAGTCTACCTGAGTTCCTGAGAAACCTAGCAACATATCTAGAAAACGGTGCTTATATAGAAAACAATACTGCATTTGTTCATCCATCAGAAAAACCAAAAGAACCAACCTTATCTAAAAGGAATTTTAATAAACTTAAAAAACGATACACAGGAAAAGCAAAATTCCCAACTTATCCCAAAAGCTCAAAACTAACAATTCCACTTAAAAAATTATTCGAACAATATAATATTAATCCATATAACTAAATAATCTATTTACTAAAACATACCTCTTAATTGAGGTATTTTAGTTTCTGCAATACTGCTATTCTCAAGTAATTATATTTAAGCATATCATATGCTTATAAACATAAGTACATAAGTACTTATAATTGTTATTAGTATTATAAAGAATTGGTTATCTAAGCTATTAAGAACTTATTATTTGTACTATATAGAAGAATTGATACTTAGAACTTATTATAAGTTAGCTTATATTTGATATTATAAAGAATTGGTTATCTAAGCTAGTAAGAACTTATTATTTGTACTATATAGAAGAATTGATACTTAGAACTTATTATAAGTTAGCTTATATTTGATATTATAAAGAATTGGTTATCTTAAGCAGTTTATAGAACATAAGTAATAAAAAGGTTGACAACTGTTTAATTTCCTGATAGTATCAACCTATCTACTTGTCTATAGGAGTTACATTGAAAAAACTAATTGGTGGTGTTAAACTTAATGGTATTTGGAGAAAACGATATATTACTGGTAATGGATTAATCGAAATCGAAACAGATCAACATGGTACGGAAACAATTAAACGAATTATACTAGGTAAACAAAACCAATCTTAATTATTAAAGTAATAATTAATCCAGCATTAAAGTAACATTAAATTGGAGTTATCAATGAATAAATATGTAATTTGTGAAAAATGTAATCGTCATATCAGAAAAAACTTACTGTCTAGACATCAATGTAATTTATCTGAACATGCAATTAAAGAAATTATGCTAAAATTAGTTAAATGAAACTTGTACTCATGTACTCATAAATCGGTTGACAACATAGTAATTCCTGTTAGAATAAACCTATCTACTGAAGGAGAACATTATGGCTTTTGATCACCGAAATTTTTTTAATGCAGACCCAGAATATACAGAATTTTGTACTGACGTTAAAGGAATTTATATTCTAATAAATACATCTGAATTAAAAGCAATATGTTTCCATAGTGCTAAAAAGAAATATACTTGGCATTATATTTTTGCAAATACTGAACAAATGCTGCTTACTATTGATAAAGCCATTAAACTCCAATTCGATAAAAATGTTGCTAAAGAAACATTAAAAATACAAAAAGCAAAACAAGCTAAAATAAATCGAGCAAAAGTTCAAATTGGTGACATTTTCAATACTTCTTGGGGGTACGACCAAACAAATGTGGAATTCTTCCAAGTAATAGAACGCATTTCTCCTACTCGTGTTAAAGTTAAACAAATTAGAAAACTTATGGAAGAAGAACAATATATGTCTGCGCAGGTAAAACCGGCAGTTGATTGTTTTTATGATGAATCCGAAAAAACCTGTACTATCAGATATGACGGCAATCTTACTAATGCAGATGTTTTTGGTAATACTGCTTATGCGACAACTGCAACTGCATCTCATTATTCATCTTGGTATGCGTAATGCGTAATTCAGAGTTTATTTTATATAAAACAACATTTACAACTCCAACATGGTGCATAGGCAGAAATGACACTCTATTAAGAATTAATGGTCAAGTTTTTTATAATAATACGCATAATTTAGTTCATTCTTATGGTATAAGTATTATGACATGCAGACAACCAGTTCTTGAAGACTGTATTAAAATAGGAACTTTCAAAACGCAAGAAGAACTAACAGGATTATTAGTAGAATATTTAATATGATTAAAATAGTTAAATCACCTAATTATGACGATTATACTTTAATTAAAGATAACCATGTAATATCTCTTACTTTATATAATGGCAAAAGAACTAATAGAACTCAACCTTTGTCATATTGTTCATTGCTGCTTTTGGTTCAAGCACTCATCAATTCCGAATTTACTTATATAATTTGTAACGGCATTAATTTAAAATCTTATGGAATTGTAGCAGAATCAGATACATTTGAAGAATTAATAAATCAATTTCCGGAATATTGCATTTAATGTGTTGACAATCTATAATATTCCTGTTAGAATCTTTTTATACTTAAATCATTTGGAGTTATTATGCACAAACAGTTAAGAGGTAAATTAGATTCTACACTAGCTGCAATGTTCAGTAATCAAGAATACTCATCTAATTATCTTTTTTATGCGCACATGATTGGACAATGTAGCATAAAAATAGATAAAGAAATACCAGCTCCTGCAGGTGTATCATTTATAACAGATCATTATAATTTGTATATTAATCCAGAAGAATTTGATAAGTTTAAATTAACGGAACGATTAGCAATACTTAAACATGAAATGTTACATATTTTGTTAGGACATGTTAAACGTTCAGAAAATAGAGTACATTTACCTTGGAATTTAAGTACGGATACTGCTTTAAATCAATTAATTGATTCAACTCATATTCCTGAATGTGCTATTTTACCTAGCAATTTAGGAAAAATGATAAATTGTACTTCAACTATTCCACAAAATGAATCGGCAGAATTTTATTACGAATTAATTAAAGATAATACAGCAAATGATAAGGACTGTGAACATTGTACTGGTACTGGTGATGAACCAGATCCTGAAGATAGCAATGAAGCAAATAATTCTTCAGGGGTACCATCAAAGAAACCCTGTTCTGTCTGTAGCGGTACTGGTACAGACTCTAATCCGGGTTCTAAGGGTAATTCTACAAAGGAAACAAAATCATCAGAATTAATGGATTCACATGGTACATGGGAAAATAGTACTGGTGATTCCGATTTACAAAAAGCTGTTACTAAACGAATGACGGAAAAAGCACAAACAGAAACAATTAAATCTAAAGGTACTATTCCTTCAGAGTATTCAGAATGGTTAGAATTACATTCTACTAAAAGCGAAATGGATTGGAAGAAAATACTTAGAGGAATTGTAGGAAATAAAAAAATAGGAAAGCGTTCATCTATTCATCGAAGAGATCGAAGATTTCCAAAACGAGAAGATCTGCGAGGTAAGATTAAAACTAGAACTTTTAATCTATTAGTAATATCAGATGTATCTGGTTCCATGAGTAATACTGCTGTACTTAAAACATTACAAGAAGTTCAACATATTTGTGATGTAACTAAAACACCTGTTAATCTTATTCAAATTGATGCACAAGCATATAAACCAGAATTACTTACTAAAAAAACTAAAATATTCGACCGAAAAGGTTCTGGTGGTACAGAATTATTTGGTGCTGTTGAAATGGCTAAAACCCATAATCTAGATTATCAAGCAATTGTGGTACTTACTGATGGATATATTTTTGAAACTGATATGGAGAAATTTCAATCATTAAAAAAGAAATTAATATGGCTAATTGAACCTAACGGAAAAATTATGCCAGAAATGAATGCTAATCGAATGAAAGCATTTCAATTGAAATGATAGTACTTGCGGATTTAGCAACGCTTGAGTATAAATCTGAGGTTGTAAGTACTGCAACTAATATGCAAAGTATTGATTATTTTAGTATTAAAGATTTAATAACTAGCAATATTTTTAATATTAAATTACATAGTATTGAAT